CGGGAACGCCGAAGATAGCCTGCTCTTCGTTCTTGGGGGATGGCGCCGGTGGGGTTTGTTGGGGGGTGAGGTTGCCTGTGAGTTGACCGGAATTGTGATACAAAGCCATCAGGAGTGCGATGAGAGCCAAACCTTCCTGCGGGCCAGAATTTGAAGTGTCGAAATTGATTTGCATTTGTGCCTTTCAGGTTGGTGCGTTGTGAATTCCAGATAACCCTAGATCATGCTTGGATGGATGTCAAGAGAAAAATTTCAGGTCATAAAATCCTCGCCAATTCGCGCATCTTATCGGCCAATACATCCTGGACCCGTTCGTCCACCGAGCCATAGAGACTGAAAATTCTGGCGCGCACTGGGTTCTTCTGGCCAATGCGGCAGAGGCGCATAATTGCCTGGGCATTCGAGCTTGGTACCCAATCCTGCTCAACAAAAATCGCCTCATCGCAGACGTTCTGGAGCCCGTCGACACCGGTACCCATGGCCGCTATGTTGCCGATTATAAGACGCACGCTGGGGTCAGATTGAAATCTGTCAATGTTGGGCTGCCGCTTCTCCGCGGGGGTATCGCCGGAGATCGTGAGGGGATGAAATTTGGCTAATTTTTCCGCGAGCCAGCGAATACAAATTTTGTGAATCGCAAAGACGACCAACTTAGGGATCTGGTTGGTGGTGAGATCCTCCTCGATTTGCTCGGCGAGCGCAGGAAGTTTGGCCATCGCGGTATAACGACGGAGCGTGGCCAAACTCGACGCCATGGACTCCAGGGTACTGAGCTGGTCGCCGGGGCTGCCGGAAGAGATGGCCTCCTGAAGCTGAGTGTCGGCCTGATCCAGTTGGGGGACGAGCGCCTGGAGTTCAGGAGGAAGAGCCGCGTCACTGCGTGCGACCGTGATGGTCTCAAACATCGGCTCATGAAGATCGGGCTGGACCTCCGCTTTGGTGCGGCGAAGCATGAAAGGAGCCAGGAGTTTTTGGAGTTCAGGAACGTTCTTGTGGGATGTAAATCTGAAGCCATGCTCGCTATCAAAACCGTTGCAGAAGTGAAATGTGTGATCCCAGTATGGCTGATCCGTGAGTCCGGCCGACTTAAGGTGTGTCCAAAGTTCAGACGCATTGTTTGGGGCAGGCGTTCCGGTTAGGCGCCAGCATCGCTTGGCCTTCGTGATAAGACCGGGAAAACGGCGGCCAAAACCGTATATTGCTTTGGTGCGGTAACCGGAGGTTTTTTTGCCAACCTTGTATCGCTCTTTCAGATAGTGGGCCTCGTCAAGGATGAGCACGTCCCACTGGACTGACATAAGGAGATCGAGGCACTTGATCGCCTGATCGTAAAAAAGGATCACGACCCCAGATGTGCTGGGTGTATCGCCAGGCATACAAATTTGGAGCGGCCTGTCCATCGGACTGAATCGCTCGAATTCACGCCCCCATTGGACCCTCGTGCTCGCTGGGCACACCACCAGAATGTTAGCGGCGCCGACCAAGTCCGCGGCACGGATTGCAGTCCCCGTCTTGCCGACTCCAGGGGCATCAGCCAGCAAGGCTTGAAGATGGATCTTGAGGAACTCCGCGCCGGTCAGTTGATAGCCGAAGGGCTGGATGAGCGGGGATCGATATGTCACTTGAACACATCCTTCGGCCTGCAAACATGCAGATTCCCCGCAGAATCGAACAGCGCCCATCTACCCGCCCGGCGGCCCCACTCCAAGTTTGTAGCCCGGCAACTTCGGCAGGTCTTCACCCGCGGGGTATAGTCCTCGCCTTCGTCGTCATACTCTCCCGACAACCAGGCGTCCATGCCCTGTTGCAGGTAGTACTCCGCCATGTCGCCCATCACAACCATCCTTGTTTGTTAGCAAAATACCGGGCTAACAGCGCCGCCTCAGCCCGTCCATCGTCTTTGATCCGCTTAAACTGGGCGGCCTGCTCAGGCCAGAGTTTTTGGGCCAGGAATCTCGCGCGGCTCTTGACATCAGCCTGGCTCTCTCCCGACATCCTGTGCAGGCCCGTCGCGCCTTTCCAAACATTGGAACTCACCAAGGTGTAGGGAACGCCCAGGGCGCCCAGCACCCCGTGGACGACGCCGGCGCTGCGGCCGAAGTTGAACGCGCCGACCTGACGGGGCATTGAGCTGACCAGCTCCACCGCGGCATGGATGTGGCGGTTGGTTTGGAAATTGAGTTGGTCGACGATGGCCGCCAATTTGGCGGGATCGACCTGGCCGCCGGTGACGGGCATGTCGAAGATGCCCTCGATGGCCTTGGCTTGGATGGAGAGAAGGCACAGGGCGCCGCTGAGTCCTGGATCGATTCCGAGAACATGGCTGGGACTCATTCCTCCACCTGGCGCAACGGGTCCGCCACGGGGGGACGTGGACTCCGCCGCGGCTTCGATTTCTGTGGCTGCTTTCCCAAGGGAACGCATCTTCGGGTCTTAAAGCGCAGGACACGGCCAGGGGCTATCTCGGACATCACGCGCTCCCTCTGCGGTCCCAAGGACGTTACCCTGACTGTATCAATCGACGGGTGCTCATCCATCTTTATCCTGACTCTCGCGTTGTCGGCCGCGCCTTGTATCCTGCGTTGATCCGCTTTTAGCGTAAAGCGGATCAGGATGTCTTGTCCTTTGGCCATTCCAGCGAAGGTCTTCAACAAATTTGGCCGGTTGTTTTTGAAGCGTACAACGTTAGTGTACGGCTGCGAGAATGGGATTACCACCAGAGGGTGTTTCATTTGAGCATCTCTGCGAGTTGCTTGGCTTTTTCGTGGATGTTTACAGGCTGCCCGAGTGAGTCTGTATCGTTAACCCAAATGCACGGGCCATACGGATCTGGTTGGGTATAACGGCCGGACGGCAGGCCACCTTCTGGAGTCATAACGGTTTTCATGTGCGAGGCCGCATCGAAACCAGCATCTTCGTCTTCCGTGTCTTCGGCAGGCAGGTCTATACGCCAAACAGTTGTGCCTCGCCCGTCGGGATTGCTCCTGGTCCGTATTTTTATGCCGGCTTGAGCCGCGCAGGCATACACACTACCCTTCTTACTGTCAGGCACGACAATACAATCCAAATGCTCCATCCGGCGCAGGGTTTCCGTCATGCCGGTCTTCATTTTGCTTGACGGTGGAGCGGGAACGCCTTTCAAAATCTCATACGCGTCTGTCATCAGCGATCCTCCCGACGTACATTGAACGTATTGAATTATGCGCTTATCGTAGCCACGCGTCAAGCGTAAAAATTACGTTTCTACGGGCGCGCAGTGGGCCAAGAAGCGCCGTTCCGAGAATGTACTGGGTGATTCTAGGGTTTCTGGCTAGAATTCTATGCTCGATTCTAAGTAAAAGTCTTTTATAATCATACACATACCATGTCGCTCCAGGTTTACCTAGTGGGATTCAAAATCGTATACGAAAAAGCGCGTATTCATATGTGTTATATTAAGTTAATATAAGTGGAAGGAATTGCTCTCTTTTATTTATTCTTGATTGATCTTTCTCTTAGAATAAGTAAAGAGATTAGTAAACCGTTGATTCTAAATGGCTATTTTGTTCTATGTAAAATACCTGATTCTTAGTGAAACTAGGAAGGAGGCTTTTCGCCTCCCTCCCGTTGGTTGTAAGTAGTTGATTTTGATTGGTTTGCGCTACCGAAGTGGCAGCGCGTTTATATCGTGCTGCACCGTCAAGACGATTTGAATTGCGATGCAGCCGGCTGCGAGGATCACGCCGAGGATGTACCACCAGAACCAGCGTGTCATAGGCCCTTCCAGGCGTCGATTGCTGGCGCGAAGTGCCAGCAGATTATGATCCCGGTTATGAGGGCTACGAAGATCCCGAGGACGATGCACGCTAGGATCGCGTCTTCCTTTGGTGTGGGAGAGCGTGAGTCGATGAAGTCTCGTTTCATCAGTCCCACCTCCCGAGCGTATGCTCTTCAATCTCTTCCGGCGTCAAACAGTGGCGCCCACTGGTATAGGTGGCTTCTAAAGCAGCGGGTCCGCCACGTAGGGGCGTGGGCTCCGCTGCGTTGTGCTCGCGCTCGGAGGCATCCGTGGCCTCGTTCGCAGTGAGGATGGGTTTGAGCTTTTTGTACAGCCAGATCGTGCAAGCCAGCGCGATCGGCAACGAAACGGCGATACATTGCAGCGTGGACATAGGTGCCTCCAGTTGGTTACTGAGGTGAGGTTGATCTTAAGACTACGTACAGAACAGAGACGTAGCCCAGAGCGATTGCAAGACCTACAAGGAAATCGTGTTTGGTCACGGTCGTGCCTCCATGGTGGTTGAGTTGGCCAGCTCCGCTGGCTTGGTCTGTCCTTCGGCCGCCAGAGCCAGGATGCCCAGGATCAAGGCGGCGAGGAACCAGAGGATAATGCGGGCGAGGTGTGCTCGGTTGGAGTTCACGCCGCTACCTCCGATCGGGTTTTGAGCCAGGTGTAAATGGTTTGTCGGCTCACTTTGGTTTGGCGGGCCATTTCGGAAACCGGGGTACTGAGCATATACAAGCGCTCCAGCTCCGCCAGTTTGCCGTTGTCGGCCCGGATCGCCGGCGCGCGGCCCAGGTACTTGCCGGCCTTTTTGGCCAGTGCCACGCCTTCCCGCTGCCGGCTCAGGATCATGGCTCGCTCTAGTTCGGCAAACGATCCCATGATGTTGAGCATGAATTTAGCCATGGGGGTATCGTCGCCTGTGAAGACCATGCCTTCTTTGATGAATTCCACAGAGACCCCGCGGGAGGTCAGGCCTTCCACGATCTGGCGCAAGTCCCCCAGGTTGCGGCAAAGCCGATCCATGCTGTGGACGACTAGACGATCTCCCTCCCTGGCCCA